CGTTATTAAAAACGTATGGAATATGACCAAAGAAGAGTTTGAAGCAGAAAAGAAACTTATACAAGCTGAAAAGAATGATCCATGGTTTTACCCAGTGACTGACGAAACAGTGCCACCCGATGAACCAGATAATACTCCTCCAGATTTTGAATAAGGATATGATATGAAATTTGTTGATTTAGTTGAAGCAGTAACCAACAAGAAATTAAAAAAGCTAAATGACACGTTATCAAAAATGATCCAAAATGATCCAACTATATTACATCGTCTTTTGGATTTAGATTGGCGTGATAACGTGCAAGTTGATTCTTTTTGTAAAGAGTGTTTTGGAGAGCCAAAAGGAATCTACATAAATACTCTAGATGAACAGAAAAGACTTCTTAGACGTATTTACAATGATAGACACAAAGAGAGTGGGTCTAACTTTATGAGACCTGAATATACGGCAATAAGCTTTTAAATTAAATACTTAAAAAGGAAAATTAACATGAGTGGAATTGGTAAAGCTGTTAAAGAGTATATCAAATCTGGTGACAATGTTGCTTTAACACAATCATTGAAAACTGCTTTTTATGAAAAGGTTGGCGAGAACCCAGATTTTCAAGCATTCGCGCAAAAGCTTGAACAGTATAAAGAGAAAAAGAAGGAAGACTGATGTTAAATTCGTCATCGACTACGTTTCAAGTTCTACATGAAAATGGCAAGGTCGTTTTGCGTGGTCCTATGACACAAGCTGATGTCAGAAATAGAAATGGCAGATTATATCCAAAACCAATCTTAAGACGTGCGGTTTTAGATTTGTCTGCTAGAGTAAGTAAAATGCCACAGACTGTATATTCTGAACTTGAACATCCAACATACGATGATTTAATCAAAGAAAAGGCGTGTGGAGTTTTAACTGAAGTATCATGGGACGAAGATTCTGGAATTGCATACTGTAAAGTTGAAATTTTAGATTCAACACCAACCGGAAAAGAAGTTCTAGAAGGCGTTGCCAATGGAAACACATATGGCATATCTACTAGAGGTTCTGGAAGTTTAGATGAAGATAAAGTTGTTCAAGACGATTTATATTTTCACACAGCGGATGTCATTAAGACACTTCAATCTTGCCAAATTTGTCGTTTGTCTGAAGGTGTTGAAAATCCAACGAATACATTAGATGATATGTTGTTGGAAGTTAATAAAGATCCTAACTGTAAATGCGTTTTCCATGAATTAAGCATGGGTGAACAAATTCAATTAAGAGATCATTTGGCAAAATCTATTATAAGACTATTTTAAGGAGAATGAATGAAAATTGATTTACACGAAGCAATGGCAGAGACAACGGAATTGTATAAATCCGCTTTTAATGCTAAGTTGCTAGAACACGGCATTACAGAGGAAGGATTTGATAAACTCTCTGAGAGTGAGCAAGATTCCTTTTTGAAAGAAGTTGACGCATGTGTTTTCAAAGATGAGAAAGATGAAGACGAAGACGACATGCATGAAGCAAGCAAGATCATCGCTGATTTAGCAAACAGAGCAAGCAAATCAGAAGAAGAGATTGAAGCTAAATGGCAAGAAGCTAAGAAGATTGCCGACAGTCAAGGAAACAGCGACCCGGATAATGTAATCGGTATTCTTAAAAGAATGCTGAATTTAAAAGAAGCCGTGCCCGTGGTGAAATCATTTGCTGAAAAAAGTGGCAAGTCCGTTGAAGAAGTTGAAAAACTGTGGAAAGAAGCAAAAGATGCGGCGAAAGAAGAAAACCGCGATCAAGATTATGCATACATCACAGGCATTTTGAAAAAGATGTTGAAACTCAATGAAGATTACGATGGCGATGCAGATGCAGACGATATGGGACCTGGCTACTATGAAGAGTTTGATTGCACTCCAGTGAAAATCACTGCGTTACATGCGTTGGCAATGGGAACCCAAGTTCATCTATTTCATTTGAACACTATTTCTTTTGCACAGCACTTGGCATTCAAAGATTTTTATGAGGGAATCGAAGACTTGGCAGATGAACTCATCGAGAAGCTTTTATCAATGGGTTATGACATGAATGTCAATGACAGTGACACTCTTGTATATACATTCCAATTGACAAATGACAACTTTGATTCGATCATTAGATCATTCAGAGATATTGTTTCCGAAGGACTTGAGGCAACACAAGACGCCGATCATGCTTCATTGAACGACGTTATGATTGACATGCAAAAGCTTGTCGATGAATTGCTCTACAAGTTGACATTAAATTAACATGTCTATTCAACCCACAAAATAAAATTCGGAGATAATAGAATGAGTAGATTTCATGATCTGGTGGCAAAAAATGCCACCGTCAGAGAAGCGATAACAATAACGTCCAGCAATATTATGAAATACTTCAAACTTATTCAGAGAGAAATAGGAGCGAAGACTTTTATTTTATCAGACGTTAAAAACGGCATGTGGCACGTTGGATTTATACATCCTAGAAACATTGAAGGCAATTTGTATATTCTTATGAAAAACAAAGAGTCCGGGTCTAAGGTTTCTGTTGCGTATGCTATTGGGTACATGTTATCCGGATCTGAATCAAAAGAGTTGTTACCTGATTATCATCAATTACCATTAACAGTTAAAAAGTTTTCTGACCTAAAGATGAATATGCGCATACTTCAGAACTTAAAAGGTATCGCTAAAGACGCCAAAGTGTTAGCTTCACAGTTTGATCCATATGTTGCTCCGGATCTTGAGAAGGATATTAACACTGCGGAAATCAAAAGAATTCAAACTTCAAGTGGTGAATTGAATTCTGAGGTGTTTATTCCATTTGAAGAAGACTTGGTAGAACTGGGCGTGCAAAAAATTGAATTTGATATTCCAAAGGACATTAATGTTGCAAAGAATGGAATGAACATTACGTTGATCCATCCAATGACAGTGATGTCTAGAATCAATATCAAGATAGACAGCAAAGTTGCATATATCGTAGATTTTAGTAAAGGTTCGTTGAGTATTCATTCAAATTCTAAAGGCAATCAACAATTAGATGCCTTGATACATACAATCTTAGGAAGTTACAAATTCAATGTGATTTGTTATCATGCAATTGAAACCAAAGATTTTAGAATCAAAAGCGATCTATACACTATGTGTGGATTGATATATTCCAAAATGCCATCTTCTTTAAAAGATCACACTGTGTTATCATTCATTTTTAACGCAGGTCAACAGATGGTGTTTCAGATTGCGGAAGATAAGATTGCCAAAGTTGGGTACGCATACGATTCAAGTGATTACTTCAAAATCTCAGGTATGGCTGGTTGGGTTATCAGCGATACTTTCATAGAAAGCTATTAAATACATTAAATGTCTAGGTTGATATATTTATCGCCTAGACATCCTCTCGTTGATTTTTGACGACATTCCATTATTGAAAAGGTTATTATGTCTTTGCATTATTATTCTACCAATATAGTTTTCCAAGAAGTACCTGAAGAGGTGTCTTTATGTTTTAGCATGATTGGGTGTGGTGGTAAATGCAAAGGATGTCATTCTCCACATCTACATCATGTAGATGGAACATCAAAACGTTTAGATGCCGACGCTTTTATTTCGGAAGTATTGAAAGTTAGACCTTATATTACATGCGTGTTGTTTTTAGGTGGAGAATGGGATGAAACAGAACTATCAAATCTTTTGCACATTGCTGTTGGTGGATTCAAATTGAAAACATGTCTATATAGCAACAAAGATTCAATTCCAGAAAGTATTCTTCCATTATTAGATTACTATAAGGTTGGTCCTTTTATAGAGGAATTTGGTGGTTTAAATAATATACATACAAACCAAAGATTTTTTAATTCTTCTGGAGAGTGTTTAAACTACAAATTTCAAAAAGGACTCAAATGATAACACAAAAATTTCTAGACTCAAAAATTCAGTTTTTAGATCATTATCTAACCGCCACAAATGCTTCTAATGGTTCTAAGTTTGACGCAAATGCTAACGTAAGCCAAAAGAATGTTGCAACATTGGCATCCGAGATGAATAAAGATGTTAATATTGCAGTAAATAGAGAGTTGATGAAAAGGACATTAACGTCCTTGTTTGGAAAAGATACAGCTGATGAATATGCTAGACAATTGAAAAATCATATCATATACAAACATGATGAAACTGCAAGTCCAGGAATTCCATATTGCACCAGCATTTCAATGTATCCATTTTTGCTTGATGGGCTTGTTAAAATGGGCGGTGATAGTGAAGCACCAAAACATATTTCATCGTTCTGTGGGTCGTTTGTTAATCTAGTGTTTGCAATTTCAAGTCAATTTGCGGGTGCTGTTGCAACTGTAGAATTTTTGATGTATTTTGATTATTTTGCTCGAAAAGATTATGGCGATGACTATATGAACACGCATAAAAAAGAAGTTGAAAATCATCTTCAACACGTGGTGTATGCGTTAAATCAGCCTGCCGCGGCAAGAGGTTATCAAAGCGTATTTTGGAATATCAGCTTATATGATAAAGAATATTTTCAATCTATGTTCGGTGATTTTAGATATCCAGACTTCACTGCTCCATCTTGGGAATCATTGAAGAAGTTTCAAGAATTCTTTATGACATGGTTCAATGAAGAGAGAACTAGAAAAGTATTGACGTTTCCAGTTGTTACCGCGGCGATGCTTGTAGACAATGAAAAACCTAAAGATGAAGAGTTTGCTAGAATGTGCGCTAAACAACTATCAGAAGGAAACTCATTTTTCATTTATCAGTCAGACAGTCCGGATTCGCTTGCTAGTTGTTGTAGATTGAGAAATGAGATTGTTGACAACACGTTTTCTTATTCACTGGGGGCTGGCGGTGTTTCAACTGGATCTATTTCAGTTATGACGCTGAACATGAATAGATTCATCCAACAAAACAAAGACAACTTACATGAAGCTCTTGCAAAACAGATTGACGACATGCATAAGTTTCAGGTGGCGTTTAGACATATCATTCAACAATTCAAAGATAATGGCTTGCTAACTGTATATGATGCGGGTTTCATTTCTTTAGAGAAACAGTTTCTAACCATCGGCATTAATGGACTTTTAGAAGGTGCCGAATATCTTGGTTACACTGCGGGCAATAACGCAGAATATAAAGAATTTGTGTCAGGTGTATTGAAAGTAATTTTTGATAAAAATAAAGAAGCCAAAGAAAAATATGGATACATGTTCAACACTGAATTTGTCCCAGGTGAAAACTTAGGAAAGAAACATGCCAAATGGGATTATGAAGATGGATTAGAAGTTCCTAGACCGATATACAATTCATATTTTTATCCAGTTGAAGATGAAAATATTTCGGTGATTGACAAATTCATTTTGCATGGCAGAGAAATCAATAAATTTTTAGATGGTGGTTCTGCACTGCATTTAAACTTGGAACAATATTTGGACGCAGAACAGTTTTACCAGTTGATGTGCATTTCAGCAAAAACTGGCTGTAATTATTTCTGCACCAACGTTAAGGTGACGATTTGTAATGTGTGCAATAACATAGACAAAAGAACATTAAAAGTTTGCCCTAGTTGTGGATCTGAAGATGTCGACTATGCAACAAGGATCATCGGTTATTTAAAAAGAATCAGTTCTTGGACTGATGCAAGACAAGAAGAAGAGGGACGAAGATTATATCATCTTCGTCATTTTTAAATAGTTTAAAAGGATGTGTATGGACAACGTCAACGGAACATATGTTGCAATGAAAGTTCTAAATTCCGAAGAATTGATTGAGTTTTGCGCATCTCAAGGTTTGGTTGTCACAAAACCAGATGAAATGCATGTGACAATTGCATACAGTCGAAAAGCGTTTGATTTCTATCCGGCTATGGTTGACAAGACAATTAGAGTCGAACCTGGTCATAGCCGTTTTGATATGTTGAATGGATGTCTGGTTATCATGCTTGACTCCGTAGAGCTTCAATGTGAATTTGTAAGGACTAGAGAAGCAGGTGCTCAATTCGATTATGATATTTATCGTCCTCATGTGACAATTGAATATGATTGTGGAGATGTAGATTTTTCTTATTTGAAAAATCCTGATTTTTGTATCTGTCTGGGTCAAGAATATGTAGAAGAATTAGACCCGGATTGGTTGAAAAATAAATAGTTTAAATTAAGTAAAGGAGATTAAAGAAATGGCTACCGCATATCAAAAACGAAACGTGCCTGGCGTATATTTGCAAGTGTTCGATGAATCGTTGGTTATAACTGCGACAGTCAGTATCAATTGTTCTGCATTGCTATCGAGTAGAATCGGTGAAGCAAACAAAGTCATTGATATTGGCAACGAAACCACATTGAAGAATACGTTTGGTACACCAACTGACGCAAACTTTGATGAATGGTTCAACATCTCACGTGTCTGGAAATATAAAGTTGGTTCTCTTGGCGCATTGATGAAAGTTGTTAGACCTATTGGGTCAACTTCTAAAAATGGTGCGTTGACAGTTACAACCAGTCAGACTGTTGTTGCTTCTACACCGATGTTGATTGAAAACCGTGATAAAGTTGATACTGTCACTGTTGTATTTGATGCTGGTTCGGACGCAACTCTTGGAATGTTAAAATTCTTCACAGCATATCCGACAGATGTTGTATATAAATTGGCACTGTGCAATGTGAGTGATTTTGCAACTGCTGAAATTTACAATGGAGTTGCATTTGTTGATAATTTTGAAGTTGCACCTGAAGGAACTCAAGTCGCTGTTGCGGTTTTAGATGCTTCAAACAACATTCTTGAAAAACATGTAGTTGATATCAATCCTGGCGGGAAAGATACGTATGGTTTTGACAACTATATCGAGAATGTATTCAATCAGAACTCAAAATACATCTACGCATACAGAAACAATGCTGTAACAACTGGAACACCGTTTTCATTTGAAGCAACTGCATTGATCGGTGGTGTTTACACTGCTCCAGAAGATGCGGATTATGTAAATGCTCTTAAATTGTTTGAAAATGCAGACTATGTAGATATCAACTATGTTCTTTCACATCCAAAGACTTTAGCGGAGTCGATGACATTGTGTGAAACTAGACAAGATTGTTCATTCAGAGCGTCTGTACCGAAAGAACTCATCGTAGGCAAAGATGCTGACACCGCTGTTGCGGCGATTAAGACATTTTCAACTACAACTCTTCCAACGAATTCAAATTATGGTTCATTTGGAGCTCAAGCATTCTTGATCTTTGATAACTATAACAATAGATATCGCTGGATTGGAATTGCAGGTGATTTAATTGGTTTACGTGTTAAACAGAATTTATCAACTCAACCTTGGTATAGTGATGCTGGTCTGAACTATGGTCAATTCGTGGAAGTTGAAAAATTTGCCCAATATTGGGATGTCACTGCTGTAAAAACAATTATTGAATCTAGAATGAATCCTATCATTCTTAAGCCTGGTAAAGGTAACGTGAAGTGGGGTCAAAGAACATTCACTTCTAAACCGAGTGCGCTAAGAGATGAAGGCGTTCGAGAGTTAGTGAACTACATTTGGAGAGCTGGAAAAAGCTATCTTGAATATCAATTATTCAACTTCAACGATGAGTTTACACGTGGTTCTATTACTTCTAAATTGACACGTTTCTTAAAAAGCGTGCAAGATGGTAGAGGTATCAGAAAAACCGACGCAGGCAATGATGGATTTAAAGTCAAATGTGATAGCGAAAATAACCCATCTGATATCATTAATCAGAATGTTTTGATCGTTGATGTTGCATTTTTACCAAACAGATCTATTGAGGAAATTGCATTCAGATTAACAATTGCTGAAGATGAGTTGCAATTAGAGTTATTATAGTAATGTGAGGGTTTTGAAACCCTCACAAAAGAAAATATTAAATACTTAAAAAGGAGTCGGAATGAGCAAAGCTCTATTACTTGAAGCTATGTCAAAAATCAATGACAACATTATGACTCCTGAAGTTAAAAAGACGATCGTCGAAGCTTTTGATTCCGCAGTTGAAATCAAAGCTAACGAGAAACTTGAATCGCTTCAGGAATCTATTGTTTCTGCCGTTGAAAGTCATTTGGATACAATTGCCAAGGCACATGTATATGATCTAAACGAAAGTTTGAATAGTTCATCTAGTGCATTGGCTAAAGAACTTTCTGAAGCATATGCAAATGATTTGAAAAAAGAGTTGACTGCAAAATTTGATTTTGACACAAAATGTCTTATCGAGTCTGTAAACAGAGCTCTTCAGGTTGCCGTAAACGAAGCAATGGAAGAGATTAAACCAGATGCACAAAATGAAGTTGACGTTGCAAAAGCACGCAAAATTCAAGAGTCCGCTGTTGAATTTGCCAAAATGTTTGGTCTTGCACTTCACGAAGCAGAAAAATCTGATGAGGAAAAAGATGCATTAGAAAAAGAAAAAGCTAAAGCAAAAGAACTCGAAGATGAAATCAATACGATGAAAAAAGACAAAGTTGTCACTGAAGCTGTTCTAGACTTAACTGCTGTTCAAGCTGAGAAGTTGAAAACTTTAATTGAGTCTGTCGAGTTTAGCGACATTGACACATTTAAAACAAAAGTCGACGTGATGAAATCAATCGTAGTGTCAACAAAAGGTGAAGATAAGAAAAATCTTCGTGAATCTGTTCCAAACGACGCTTCAAAAGCATCGTGGAAGAAATAGAAATTAAATAGTTTAAAGAAACCAACCAAAAGGAAAACGTATATGAAAACAAAACAAGCGTTGACAGAGTCAGTTACTGTTGCCGTTGGCACTATTAACGAAAGTCTTAAAACTAGAATTCTTCCAACGGAAGAGGTTCTTGAGCTTTTTGAAAGTGCTGGTGATAAAATCCAGGAAGCAAGAATTCCTATGGCTGTGAAGATGATTCAACTTCAAGAGAAATCACTTCAAGAGAATAACGTATCAGCGAACATCGAACCGTTCACTAAGAAACTTCAACCACTTCTTAGACGTATCATTCCAAATATGATCGCATTTGATATCGCAGGTGTTCAACCAGTTGACAGCCCAACAAGTTCAGTTTTTGCTATCAAAAGCAAATATGCTGGAACAAAAACAACTCCAATTGCAAATGGTGCGAAAATCATTGTTCATGACAATGTAACACCACTCACAGTTGGTAACACAATTACAACTTCTACAGGTGCTGTTGCGACTGTTAAGTATGTTGAAGTTGCGGGTTTACTTGGTAAGGCTATCATTGAAATCACTTCAGGTACTATCAGTGCTGGTGATAAATTTGACATTGGTGCTACGTATTCAGCTGGCGCAAATGACAACACAATCAGCGCAGTGTACACAAGTGAGTCTGGTTATAAACAGATCTTGAAAAACTACTCTGGTCCATACACAACCGCACAAGGTGAGGTTCTTGGCGATGATATGAATCAGTTGAAAGTAACAGTTGAAAAACTCGCTGTTGATGTTAAAACTCGTGCTCTTAAAGCTGAGTTCACAATGGAACTCGTGCAAGACCTCCAAGCAATGCACGGTGCCGCGGCTGACGAAGAGTTGATGAACTTCTTAGAGACTGAGATCAACTTAGACTTAGACAGAGAGATCATCGAAAGATATAAATCTATTGCTACTGCATCACCTGACTTTGCTGTTGCTACAACAACATCTAGCCAAGGTAGATGGAACATGGAGATGTATGCTGGACTTTACCAAAAAGTTCTTAAAACATCTAACGGTTTAGCTGTTAAGAACAGACGTGGTAAAGGTAACATTCTTTTAGCAACTGCTGGTGTTATCAGTGCATTTGAGTCACTTGGCAAGTTCAAAATGACTGCATACGAAGAGGGTGTAAAAACTGGTGAAAACCAAGCTTCAACTTATGTTGGAACACTTTCAAACGGTATGAAAGTTTATCAAGACTGGTTCTCAACCGAAGAGTACTGTATGGTAATCTACAAAGGTGCAACAGAAATGGATGCGGGTGTGATCTACTCCCCATATGCTCCACTTCAAGTTGTTGAAGCTGTAAACGCAACTACACTTCAACCAGTGATGGGTATCAAAACCAGATATGGCTTGACAACCAACACACTTTTAGATGATAACGGTGGTTCTAACTACGCTGAAATCTTTGCGGTGGACTTCACAGACACTCCATTGTTCTAAATCTTAGGGGAGGCAACTCCCCTTTACATTTCTTCTAAAATTTGTTAAAATAATTCAAATTAAGTCAAAAGGACTTCTGATGAAAAGCAAACTACAACAAGACATTAAAAATAAACTTTTTCAAGATGATATTTTAGTCATGTCTAAAATCTCGCATCCGATTACTTTCAAAAATAACAATCCAGAGTTATACAACTCAATTATGCAAGCCACGTCATTTTTGCCAGAATATGCAAAACTTCAAGAAAGATTATATGTTATTTTGAATAATTTATCAAGTATTCCTAAATGTGCAGTGTGCGGTGAACATGTCAAGTTTATCGATTACCATAAGGGTTATAGAAGTACATGCTCTTCAATATGCTCTAATGATTCCAAATATAGAAGTCAATTAATGTTAAAGGTTTTTGAAGATCCAAAAAAGAAACAAAATGTTTCGAACGCAAATAGAAAACACGCAAAAATCAAAACTGAGAATGGTGTATATAAAAAGGTATCTGAAAAACTCAAACTTCGGTTCTGTGATCCTGAAGTTAAAGAAAAGCATCGAATCGGTGTGATTCGATATAAAGAGTCACTGACGAGTGAAGATAGAGAACGAATTAAAGTCAATCTATCAAATGCTCATATAAAAGCAAAAGAAGATAGACTAAATTACTCTAGAAGATATCGTAAGATTGTTGAGACAAAGAATGAGATTGGTGAAGATGGTTTGAATACACATCAACGGGCATCCAAAAAAGGGCTTATTAAAAAGATGCAGACAATACTTCCAAACGGTGATAATATGATAACATATGCATCTAAAAAAGCTATGGAAACAAAATCAAATCTTTATGGGTACACCTTTTATAATTTAGATACAGCCAAGAAAACATGGATACAAAAGTATGGTGTTGATAATCCATTTAAAACCGATTCTGTAATAATTGCATCTAAGGAAGCGATGAATAAAAGATTAGATATTGCGTTATCTAACTATTATGATAGATGTATTACCGAATACCAAAATTTATATCCAAATTTAACTGTGCTAACCTCTAAGGTTGAAATGTTAACAAGCAGATCCAGGGTTGTAAAATTTCAATGCACGTGTGGCAATACTTTTGAAACAAATATAAAGACTAATGGATTTTATGCTAGATGTAGAATATGCAATAGTAATAAAGATACGGAACAAGAACAGTTATACAGAACTCTTCAAGCGTACGATGAGACATTATCATATGGTAGATTTGATATTATAAAATCTGAAAAAGGCAGAGCGATTGAATTAGATATTTTTTCACCTAAACATAAAATTGCTATTGAATACAATGGTCTAATGTGGCATTCTTTTGGAAAATCAAAATGGTCACAATTTAATAACGTAGAAGATGAAAGTTTTCGAAAACATTCTCACCTTCATAAGACAGAAGCATGTGAAGAACAAGATATATCACTGTATCATATATTTGATTCTGAATTTGTCGGGAGGAAGAAATTGATATGGGAAAGCATGATTCAGAATGCATTTGGAAAATCAACTAAGATATATGCTCGAAAATGTGTTGTCAAGACGCTGACTTTTAACGAAATGAAAGATTTTTTAAATGATAATCATATTCAAGGATACGCAGTTGCATCTCATAGATATGGTTTATTCTATAATAATGAGTTGGTATCTGTAATGACTTTTGGAAAAAGTAGATTTAACAAATCTACACAATATGAGCTGATTAGATTTTGTAATAAATTGGGTCATAGTGTGGTTGGAGGTGCGTCCAAACTATTCAAACATTTCATTTCTACTGCAACTCCGGATTCTATAATATCGTATGCAAACAGACGATGGAGCAGAGGAAAGTTATATGAAAATTTAAATTTCCAATTTGTAGGAAAGACGGAATGTAATTATTTCTTTTTCAAAGATGATGGAATACTGCATAACAGGTTGATGTTTCAAAAACATAGGATCTCAGAAAATTTAGAGGTATATGACCCATCTTTAAGTGATTCTGAAAATATATTCAATAATGGATATCGTAAAATTTATGACTGTGGTAATTTAATTTATATTTGGAGGAAATAATGGAAAAGATATCTATCTTTTTTACATCAAAGAGTATCGAAACAATAAAAAGATTTGGAAGCTTTGCGCAGGTTGTTAATGTTTTGGTGACATTGCTCTCCGAAGATATTGATATTCAAAATAGGGTGAAAGACAAAATACGACAGTTATAATTTATTCATCGATCTTTTCATTTTAAATACTTAAAAAGGAAAGGTGATATCGATGAAAAATAATGCGTTTTTAAATAACTCATTGAAAGAATCAGTAACCGCGATGACGCCACTTCAGATCAACTTATCTAGATCTGTTGCAAAATTTGTCAATCCAGTAAATGAGTCTTTGAATGAGTCTGGCGTTTCAGCTGATATTTCTGTCTACAATTCATTGATACGTGCTGTCATTGAAAGAACAGAATCAAATACAGTTCTGCCTATCATTAGTAGCTATGTAAAAGCAACAACTCCAAGCGGAAAGATTCCAGTTGTATTGATCAAGTATGCTGGAAAAGATGAATCAATTCAGAATGGTGTTGTGTTACAAGTTGGTGATGTGACTGGGTTTGTTGAAGGTGGTCAAATTTCTTCTGCAAGTGCGACAGGTACTGTAAAATATGTAGAAGATAAATTGATCTTAGTCGATACTTTGTCTGGAACTTGGGCTACCGGTGATAGTATTGACAATGCCATTCCATTTGTAACTGGAACCACCACAATCGAGAATGTGATTTCAAGCGTTGTTAAAGCTGGAACATTATTCAGACAATATGCAGGTGATTACACAACTGCACAAGGTGAACTTTTAACAAAAGCTCAAAAGAACAAATTCAGAGTTGAATTGAAACAAATTCAATATGAAGCTAAAACAAAGACAATTCATACCGGTTTTACACTTGAAGCAATTCAAGATATCTTGGCTATTTATGAAGACGGTTATAAGAAATTGGTGTCTGCATTTACAAACATCATTATCCAAGAGATCGAACAAGATTACATTGAATGGTTGCGCTTAATTGCTAGTCCTATTGGTACTGTTTCACTCACTGCTTCACTTGGTATGCAATCAGGTATCAGAGATACATACACTGATATCCTAGGTAAAGTCAATTTATCTATTGGCGCTATTAGACGTCAGACATCAATTGATGGGAAATGGTTTATTATTGGTTCTCCAAATGTTACACAAGCAATGAGAACAATTGATTTGGTATCAAATTCTAAAAATGAGTTAGTCAACTCAAAATATCAAGGTGCGCATGTAACTGGTGGGTTTTCGATGATAGAAGATTCATATGCTATGGATGATTATGTAGTTATCGGTCATTCGGGTATTGAAGGGTATGATTCGGGTGGAGCAATATTCATTCCATATAATATTGATGTCGTTGAAGCAAAAAATCCAGACACACTTCAAACTGAAGTTGGCATTAAGATCAGATATAACTATCTAAGAAGTCCTTTGGATACAAAATCTGCGAACGGCGAAAGTGACTTCTTCCAAACATTTCAAGTGACAGGTTTCACTGACTTACCTAATTTCTAAGGAACTGAATTATGAAACGTACTATGGAGCAAAGTGAAGACACATTCAAATTGTCTGGCATGTACGTGGCAGAAGTTGTGGCTGTTGATGATCCAAAGAAAAGAGATAGAGTAAGAGTTAGAGTCCATGGTATTATGGACTCTACTGTTGAAGCAAGTGCATGTCCATGGGCTGAACAATGTGGAGCAATCTTCTCAGGTGAACCAGATCAAGTTGGTTTTTCAACTGTTCCAAAAGTTGGATCTTTAGTATATGTTATGTTTCTATATGGAGATCCGTCGTTGCCTATTTATCACGGTTATGTGAGAGGAGGAAAAGATGGGTCCGGTTATCATACTCTCAGTGATATACCTAGTAGTTCTATTCTTGGTCCGGAACCCGCATCATTAGATGGAAATGCTCAATATCCATTAAATAACGTTGTGCATACAGACGCGGGTGTAATGATGTTTGATGAAACACCTGGTAATGAAAGAATTGCAATCAAACACAAGTCTGGAGCATATATCGAAATAAGACCAGACGGTGCTGTTGTATATAAATCGGCTTCTGATTCTTATCACATTGTTTCCGGAAAAGAAACAAGATACATAGATGGAGATGAAACGACACACATAACAGGCGCCAAAGATGAGACCATTGACGGAAATGAGCAAGTAACTATCTCAGGTGGATATAATTTGTCTGCTAGTAACATCTCGTTAAATTAGAAGGATTATAGCGTGTCTATTGATACTATAAAAAGTGGGTTATTGACACAGATAGCCCGACAGAACATCCCAACTGAAAATAGAAATCAGATGCAAACTATTTATGATTCAATCAACACGAATTCATATAGCTCTAATTTCAACAATTTAGGCGGAGTGTCTAGTAGGATTCAAAGAAATTCAAATTTTATCAAATGTTCTGATATGTTAGCGCAGTTGACAAAGTTTGCTGGTTTTGATCAGTTTTTGAGTACTATCATAAATGATGCATTTGGTAATGATTTGGGTTTGATCAATGCATTTAAAACTTTGACCAACGATGTGCTTGCTGGAATGAAATCTTTAGTTGATGGTTTAGATGCCATAGAGAGCGCAATTGGACCGGTGTTAGCAATTGTGAAAACTGCAATGGATCTATTAAGTACAGCAGTTGATAATCCATGTCTAAAAGCCGCGGCAGAAATGACATACAATTACATGCCGTCAGCTGACAAGACAATGGTAAATCAGATAACCGGAATTTCAAATCCAAATTTGAGAAACAGTTATGTGAATAATTATATGAAAGAAACAAGTGTAGGAAAGTTTCTATGAGTGGTATAACTAGATTAGGTGATTATTGCACCGGGCATGATGGGTTTGTTCCTAGGCCTGCAATATCAGCGAGTTCCAATGTATTTGTGAATGGAAAAGGTGTTGTTAGAGTTGGTGATCAATGGGCACAGCATACAGATGGGCATACTACGCATGACGGAGTTCAGGTAAGTGGTTCATCAAGTGTCTTTGTAAATGGATTGCCAGTTGCTAGAATAGGAGATCATATATCATGTGGGTCTAATGTCGCTGAGGGGAGTTCAAATGTTTTCTCTAATTAGTAAGGCAAAAGCACTTTTCAAACCTAAAGAAACACCTCTTCAGACATTTATCAAAGGACTTCAAATTGAATATGATCAACAAAATAATTGTTACCATGTCAGTTTACCTAACAACGTTGTTTTTTATAGTGGTGGCGTTATTATCTTAAAAAACGAAGGTGATATGATTCTAAGTTCACCTAATTTGCATTTAAACCCGCCAGTAACAATGCTAAACGATAGGAGAATAAAAAATGGCAACTAGCTATGCCGATGTATCGAAAAATTTAGATGCACAGTACCAAGACGTATCGTTAAAATTCGAAACTGATGCAATCAACAATTCTATTTCTAATCTTTTGACTATTTTGAAAGGTGAAGTTCCTGGAAGACCAGAATTGGGTTCTAACTTCCCAGAGTTTATTTTTGAATTAAACGATCCAATCACATGGGCGGGAATGGAAGCGGTTGTTAGAAACGTGCTATTGGAATTTGAACCTAGAGTGACTGTGATGTCCGTAGAGTTTGAGCCGTATCAAAATATAAATGTTGTTATCATGACGATAACGTATAAGGTAATTAAATCAGGAACTCAAGGGGTTCTATCTAAGACATTTGAGGTGTAGGTATGAAATTTTTCAATTATTTCCCGATAGAGAATGAAGTTTTAAATACATTTAAGACTATTGATTGGGGTACGCTGTTGGAGACTGATCTGTATTCTCTATATACACCAAAGCAATACGATAATCTTATGAGCATTTCATTCAAGTATTATAAGACAATCGATGACTGGTGGATTTTATACTTTTTCAATAAGATGATGGACAACACGTTTGCAATTTTGCCTATAAGTACAATCAATACGACAATTGATTACTATATAGATTTGATGAAGAATTATACTGACCTTGATATTAAACAGAAGTTGACTATTAAAGAATGCATTATCAACTTTTTCATTTATCAAGGACAAGATTACAAAACAGCAATCAAAAGCGCAATAGATAATCTAAACGACATCACGTATAGAACAGATCCATTAACTGTGTCGGATGTAAAGGACTTTTTGTTTATGCATATTATGACCGATACAACATATTCGGATCCTATTAAAATACCTAGCTTACAAGTAGTGTATAGAATGAAAGCTATCATGAATCAGTTGGAGATTGACTGGGCGGTAAATTAAATACTTAAAAAGGTTTATAATGACAGCGGAATTAATTTCACCTTTAGGAACTGATAGTCTAGACATAAACGTCATTAGATCCGATTTAAAACAGTATTGTATTGATAACAGCGTTATATCGGATGTCAACTATCTTGGTTCTAATATCTCGATTTTGATTGACATCTTGTCTTATGGAATTCAAACTGTCACATCATCATTTGCTCTTACTGCAACTGATGTGATGTTGCTTACATCAAAAATCAAACAAAATATTATTTCACTTAGTAAACAATTGGGCTATGATATTACACGCCCAATTTCATCTAAGATGAAAGTTAGATTGACGTATCCAATTCCGTCTGGTTATCAAATCAAAATACCTGCTTTTTCTAATTGGAAATGTGGTCAGTATAATTTTGTCAACACTGAAGACATCTTGCTTACAAACGCATCAAACACGTTAGACGTAACTTTAGTAGAGGGAGAATATATTGATTGGAACGTTGACCCGGATCTAGAAATTGCACCTACATCTGATACATCTGAGTTTTTGCTTGGTTATAAGAATATTGAAAATGATCACGTGTACATGTTTAGTAAAAGATCGACAGAAGTTGTATGGAGTGACGCATGGACATCTACATCTTCTTTATTGAATCTTAGAACTGATGTGACTAAGTATTATGCATCATATGACCCGGACACTGAATGGGTAAAAGTAACAAGTTTCTTCGGAAGTCTTGGAAACATTATTGGTTCAGGTGACTCTGTTAGATTTTCATTTTTGATTTCTAATGGCTCGGATGCAAATGGAGTTTCAGATTGTGTTCCCGATTTTACTGTTGATATGAGCGGAACAATAATCACGGATTTCACACCGGTTGTTCTTAGTGCGTCTACGGGCGGTCAATCAGTAGAAACAAATGAATCTATTCAAGCAAATGCACCGCTATTTTTCAATTCTGGTGGTAGAGAAGTCAACGAGATGGATTATAAGGCGTTTTTAATTAAATCATCTTTGGTTAAGACTGCAACTGCATGGGGTGGTGAGTTAATGACACCTGAGAAACGTGGCTATGTCTTTTTAAGCACTATTCCACAAGATAGCACGCAGACAATTTTGACTCCGGCAGTTGAAGCTGAAATCTTGGCTATGCTTGCAGAAAACAGAATCATTTCAACTAAGAGAAAGATTTGGCATCCTAGCTATTTCATAATTGATTTCAATATCACAATTCTTGGAACGTTGCCAAATGTCCTTACAAGACAGAGTCAAATTAATGATGTCATTACATCTTACTTTGACACTAAATTAAGTGATTTTGGGTGCTATGTATATGAAGGTAAAATCGTAAAAGAAATTGAAGCTGTTTTTGTCAACGATGCATTTGCATCTAGTAAAGTGCAACTTCTGCCTAAAATGGTTTGGAACGTTGATCTATTTACTCAGAACACAAATGATTTAGGTAAAGTTGTAATCTTTGTTCCAAACAGTGCAAAGAGATATTACTTACAAAAAGGTGGAGTGAATATTCCAGTGCCTGAGGACAACACTGATCTAGTTTCATACTTAGAAAACGGTTGGGTGAAAGTATATGATATCAACGAGGACATCGATATTAGTTTATCTGCTACTATAAACACCAAACCATTGGTTACCGGTGCAGAATACACAACACTTGGTGTTCGTTATAAAGATATCACATATGATGGATCCACTGTGGGCGTATTTAATGTGAGCGAGTCTATTATATACATGGAGCCGACATTTGCTTCTGAATTAACAACTGCTGACACGTTGATTAATATGACATATTCTCCGTCATTCAACGTTAAAACGCTATTTAATTCATTTATTAAGTTGGGGGATATTGTTTATGTATAACAACCCATTTGATATAAAACTTCAGAAGAAGCTTGCAGACTTGGCTGAAGTTTTAGTGCCTGAGACGTTTAGAAACGAAGCTCCACAGTATTATGAATTAGTCAAAGCGTTTCTAAACAAATTGCAAGCAGTTCAAGACAGTTTGAATATGAGAATGGTGGATTTAATAGATCCATCTAAAATAACAAGTGATGACATCGCTAGAATTTACTTCAACACCTATCTTGCACAGTTGCAATTAGATGAAGGTAAAGACTTTCTAGCGGGTGTTGACATGCTTAAGGTTGCCAAAGATTTGAGTTTAATAAAAGGAACTTCAACTCTTTATTTTGTTTTGATAAATTTGCTTACGTTTTTATTACCAGGTGTTTCAAACTCTTATTATGCATTGATACAAATGTTGCAAGATCCAGATTTAACACCTGAAGAGCGAGCGGCGATTGAACAAGATATTGCAAACTTAAAAGACGCTGGTTACACAAGCAGTTATGTAGAGGTCACAGAGGATCCAATTGAACCGTTCACATACGAAGTGCAAGCAGATATTGATTTTGAAGCGTTTTATAATTTTATCAAACCATTTTGTCATCCAGCTGGTTGGCACATTGGATTCACGCAAATTATCAATCGTTATGCTAAAGAGAAACTAACATCTAGAGCAGAAAGTTTCAATATTTTGATGGCATTCGTTTCGCCTACTGCTGAAGTTGCAAACGGCGGTGTATATGCAAATCAAAATTTAGGTGATAATATTGGAATAGAAGGTTTTTACGCACCTCAACCTTTAGGCGCTGATTCTGAATTGAGTGAATTGTCTAAGTCGTTTTATGATCCTTCGAAATTATATACCCAGGGCGGAAACACTTATTACAATTTTGGGCAAATCACTTTTTCTAAATTCGTAGCGGACTTGGAGTTGCTTGATTTTGGAACCACTGATTTGACTGTAAATAAACAAATCAGGTACACGGAACCGTTATGGAAATTTCCATCAAGCGTGTATTATGCCGCGAATAGATCATATTCTGCAAACACCTTAAGGTTGATTGCTAACGGCGGGTGTGTTTCAAATTATTATGGAAGACTCATCACATACAAATATATCACAAGCAGTGATGTTTCTATGAATGGAATCTCAGATTCCTAATTTTAAATACTTAAAAAGGTTGATTATTACATGTTCAACAATTTTATGAAGAGCATTGAAAAGCTCAGAAGTATGATGTTTGATATCATCAAACCTACTAAAGGTATTTTCAATTTAGAAATTTATGAGAACGGTGAGTTAGTGCATTCGCATGTTGACAAGAACCTGATTGTAGATAGTGGATTTTTGATTTTGGCAAATCTTGTTGCAACTGCGGATTCTGGTAAAATCATAGACACTATTGCTCTTGGAAGTCAGGGAATCGTTGACAATAAGTTCATCTTTCCAGTTGTGAGTGATGTTACATTGAGAAATGAAACATTTAGAAAAACTGGCAGAACATACACCATAGACACTATCAATAAAAAGATTGAGTTTGTGTTTGTACTGGATGAGACAGAAGGAAACGGTGCAGGTGCAAGAGTTTACAATGAAGCTGGCTTGATTTCAAGTGATGGTACTATGATGGCTAGAAAAGTGTTTCCGGAGTGTGTCAAAACACCAAATCAAAAAATGTTTGTCCGTTGGGCATTAAGTTGGAATTAAAGGAAAAATATGGGCGTTGAACAAATTAATCTTATTCAAGCAGGCGAACCTCTAAACGGCACCGGTAACGAAGGAGCTGGTCAACCAGACGTTCTAAATCGACCGTTAAAAGAGTTGATCGCTCTTATGGAAGCGGGTCAGTTGAATGTATATGCAACAAAGATCAGTGTCAAATTAGTGGATAACAATGACTTTGATGTTGGTGTTATATCGGAAGATGTAGTAACATCAAATTACCTAACTGGAAAATATGGTTTGGCTATCCCTAGTCAAGTCACTGTCATTGGTTTTGCAGATTTGACAGAATCTATTATACACGTAATGGGTATTAAAGAATTTACCGGTTACACGTTTGTTCCTGGTAGATTTTATTATTTATCTAAATCGTTGCCTGGTAAAATTGTTCCAGAAACATCTGGTGACAAATCTTTTGTGGTTGTTGGTGTTGCAATTACGACATCATCTCTATTTGTCAAAATCGGTGCTGACATTGAAACAGCTGATCAATCGGCGGCGATGGCAATTGCTCTCGGTGGTTGATTTTAAATACTTAAAAAGGATTTAGTAATATGGCAAATACATTTACCAACGCCAAGCAAGCAAACATTGGCACAACACCGGTTGCCATTTATACTGCGCCTGCAAGCACCGCGGCGGTTACACACGCAGTATATCTGACAAATATTCTATCTACTGACATTGCTGTGACAATCAGTGTAGGTGGTGTGAATGTTTTAAAAAATTTACCTATTAAGGCAAACAGCACAGCGTTACCAAACAAACCTATCAATATGATTGCGGGTGATGTGTTGACTGTTACGTCTAATACTGCACTATCATTAGATGTGTTTCTATCAATTTTGGAGATTAACTAATGGGTAGCAGAGCAGTAACATATCTCGGGACTGATCCTCAAGATATTCCAGATCCAACTGGACAAAATTTCAAAGAGTTGGGTGTTTCGGGTAATGCTATGTTTTGGTCAGCTGTTAGGGTTAACCCGTCAACAATTAGTCAGAACACCACAATCAAAACCGGATCCAATGCAATGGTAGCTGGCCCAATCACTATCGCCGATGGAGTCACTGTCACCATTGAAGATGGTGCGACTCTTGTTATTGTATAAGGATAAAGAATGAGTGTAAATATAGCAGGTCTTTCTAGAGAAGTTACAGCTAACTGGTCCGATGCCACACCAGCATATAGAACAACTCTTAAGACTAATATTGTCAATGGTGACACTTATATAGAAGTTAAACCTAATGGTACCAGTGTTGTGTCCAAGGTCAATCTTGCAAACAATTCCGATAATAATAATTGTGGTATCAGTGCATTAGGCATATCAAGTACAGTTGCATATTTAAGAAGCGAGAACAGAGGTACCGGAACACTGCTTCCATTGGAATTGCAGATTGGTTCACAATCTGCTCATAAAGTTGCAACTAATGGTCAGCAAAGTTCATGTATTCCAGGCACATTAGGCACATTATATCCAGAGTTCAAATGTAGAGCATGGGTTAACTTTAATGGAACTGGAACAGTTGCTATTAGAGGAAGCGGAAATGTGTCTACTATCGGAGACAATGGTACGGGGAACTATACGGTGAATTTGACGACTGCAATGCCTGATGTCAATTACTGTGCAAACGTTTCAGCTAAAATTTTAACTAGCTGGTTAGATTCAGGAAACTCGACAGTAACATATTCCTTGTCATCTTTTCAATTCCTTCATAATGAAGGAAACGGTGGCGTGAGTGCGGATAGTGATGTTTTTAACGTTTCAATTTTTAGATAAGGAGTAAAAATGCGAAAAATAATTTATGAAAACCCAGACAAGAGTGTAACAATTCTTCATCCTACTGATGAAGTTCTTAGTTTTGCGAGTTTAGAGCAGATTGCGGAAAAAGATGTGCCTAAAGATTTGCCATACTGGTTTATTGAAGAGACAGATATCCCATCGGATAGAACATTTAGATCTGCGTGGGAAATTGATGCTACAATTGGTGACCCTGCTGGATTTGGTGGAGAGTCAAATGAGTTTGACGCTGAACTTCTTGCTAAATGGCACACAAGTCAAATCAATGATCAAGGAGTTGTAGCATGATAGTAGTTTCAAATGACAAAGCGATTGAAATTGCAAAAGCAAAGATTAGAGCGTGGAGAGATGATCAATTCAATATCAACGATGTGAATATTCAAAATGCGCTTGTTGATGGCGTTGATGCATCTGAATTCATTACAAGAAGAGATTATCTTAGAGATCTTCCTTCAACGTGTGAGAACAAATCAATTGATGAATTGAAAACTCTTTTAGTAGAGCTTGGGTTGGTGTAATATGCCAACTCTCTCAATTGATAAATACATCTACATTGGTTTAGGTGCTATCATCTTTTTTTTGTCTTTATGGATTTTTTCATTACGTTCTGATGTTGCAGTGTTAACAGCAAACTCAGAGAAAGACCAAAGTGAAATTGGCAGATTGCATTTGCAAGTTGATAGTTTCGTCGGTTCTGTAAATAGACAAAATGAAGCAGTTGACAAAATGGCTATAAATGTCGAAAAAGCTGTTGAGGCATTTAAAAACGCATCACCTAAAATTATCGAAAAATATTCATCAGTTCAGGTTAAAGATACATCTTGTCAAGCTGAATTGGACGCGATTAAACAAACACAAAGAATATTCAATGGAGACGCAAAATGAGAATGTTATTTCTTTTGGCGATAGCATATATGCTCATCGGTTGCGGGCCTAAAATTGAATATGTTGATAGACCAGTGGAAGTTAAAATTCCAGTTCAATGTACACTTAAATCGCCAGATCGACCCATATTGCAACCAGGACTTCCTGGAGTAAAATCACTTTCAATATACGCAGAAGAATTGGAATGTGTTCTTGCTCAGTGTCGTGGTGAGCAATGCAAAAATAAATAGTTAAAAAGGTTATGATATGGCTTCAGAATTAAGATTGGATACACTTAAAACTCCTGATGGATCGAAAAGTGTTGATGTAGCTAACATTCCATCACATTCAGCAACAGTGAAAACAACAATAGATGGGGCAGATGAACTATCAATATTTAATAGTTTAACTGGTTTCAGTGTTGTAAAAATAACTTTAGCAAATTTCTTAATTTGGCTTAAAGGTTATATGTTTGGATGGGGGCAGACGTGGCAAGATGTGACAGGATCTAGAGTCGCTGGAACTACATATACAAATAGTTCTGGAAAAATGATTGTTGTAAAAATTGAAACACAATCAACAATCACGGATGATGCAATATTGTCAGTAAATGGTGCTCAGATATGTAGATTTTATAATAACAGTTCATCCGCTAAAGCATACACGCTATCTGCAGAAGTGCCTGATGGGTCCACATATAGTCTTGCAGTAACTAACGCGACAATTGCATTTTGGAAGGAGCTTAGATGATGAAATTTTATAAAGATAAAGATGGTCAAGTTTTTGCATATGAGGCGGATGGTTCACAAGATCATCTAATCAAGGATAAAATCAAAATGACAGAAAAAGAAGTAGAGGCGCATATCAATCCTATAAAATCTGAAGAACAAATTAGAGAAGAATACAATTTTCCAATTCTAAATGAAATTCAAAAATTAAAGATTGATTTAAACATACCTATTATGAGACTTGCAGTGGGGACGGATTCGGAAAAAATTGAAGCTCAAAATCAACTGGAAGTTCTTAATTCCGAAATACGTGCATTAGAAGCAAAATTGATCTAACGAAGGAAACAGATGACAAATATAACTGTGACACATACATGGCAACAACTCACAACGCCGTGCGTGATTCAAGTTCAAGGTGGTAGAGTAGGAATTTATGTTGGTGGAACTCCAGTGGAGAATTCGCCGTCATTTATTTTGCAAACATATGATTTTTGGGAGATGGCAACATCTGATGCTTGTTGGGTTAGAGCTCCTGAAGTGCATGATACATCTTTAATTGTATATAAGGCAGTGTGATGTCTTATTTCAAGTATCCTCCGGAAACACCTGGTAATAGCACAATACCCATTTCACAGTGGGCATTATTTGTAAGAGACGTCAAGATATACAATGTATCTAGGACGCTATTGGTAAGCGATATTTCAACGTTCTGGGACACAACAGTATCTGAACTCACTGTGACTCTTTTTCCAGCTGGAAATGCGTTGTATGACAATACTTTTCATAGATACAGAATTGTAAATGGTGGAACTCATATCTTGCACGTTGTGTCACCTACTCTTTTTTGGAATGATGGCATTCAGACGTTGACTATTAAACCTAGACATGCAATCACTGTTTCTGCTGTTAGAGTTGGCGCAACAATATTCTGGACAGTCATTGAAGATACTGAATTGAGTTATGCCACTGGAACTGCCAGTGCGTCAACGATTGCAGGTGCGCCTATAAACTTGAACATAGGTGCAATGACATCTGATTTATCAGAAGGTACAATAACTCAAGATGCAACTCATATCATCGTCGGCCCGACTGCATCTGGTGATTATAAGTTTACTGGAAGTGGAACTGTTGTTGATACTG